TTTGAGGATTTAGCCAAGAACATCTTGTTCCAAGAGCACAGCAACTTTGGAGAGCATTATATTGACTATGAACGTAGAAGTTCGGAAGTTTATGGCCAATTCCGTGCTATTATTACTCAATACACTCGTTCAGAACCAACTACTTCTGCTCCTGAGACACAACCTCCTACTCCTATTGTCACATCTGAACCAGTTATAGTCGCTCTTCCAGTCGTCGCTGAAACCAAATCGGCAGCTGTTTCTCTCCGCAGAGAATTCATGGTTCAAAGGTAAGTTAATTTCAAAATTAGTATTATAAAGTTTGTAATTATTTAATTAAAATAAAAAGGTGAGACACTTGTCAATATCCTTTTTTTAATGTTGTATTTAAAAAAATTGAAATACTTATTTATGTAAGAGATGTAAGTATAATTATTAAAGTTTTACATGGAGATGAATTTATTTCTAACTCTTTACGAGTATAGGCTTCTGGTCTTATACCATTTTTCTTATACCAGTTTTTTTATGTGTTCAACAATGTATAACATATTTTGAACAGCATTCTTATCACGATTATGAATAATTTTACATAAAGGTATTTGGTTTAATTCTCCTTCTGGATTGGAAACTTCGTGTTTCAATAAACTATTTACCAATATCTTATTATTCTTTTTTTATCTTTTGGTTTGTTTGATGTTCTAGTTAAAAATTTGTCTAACTCTTGATGACAACAATTACATAATTTTGATGTCCTAAATTCATTAATTAAAAAGACTTTATAACCAGCATTTTTAAATATTCTTCTGAACTTTTTACAAATACTTGGCTCTAAACCTCTCATATTATGACTTCCTTTATCGTGGTCTCCAAATACTATAATTACTTTATCAGGTTCTCCAAATTTATTTTTGAAATTATCAATCATTTTAGCCTCTGATTTTTGTGTGTTTATAAATCTATTTAATTTAAACTTTCTAAATTCTTGTTGATAATGTTTATATAATGTATTATTAACCTTATTCTTTTCAGTTATATATTTTTTAATTCTTGATAATTAACAGTTTTACTATTTAATATACTTAATGTAGATTCAATTTGTTTTGTTCAAATACATATTATATATATGAATTATATATAATTTTAAGTTTAATATAAATTTAAATCAAATTATCAAAATAAATTAAATCAATTTCTTCAGTATTTATAGCGCTATCAATTTTTTAGTTTGTTTATTATATGTTTATTAAATAATTTTTTAATTCTTTTTACAATCTATAATTAAAAATACACAATGCTCTAATATTAACAAAATTATGTAGATAATTTATATATAAATTATATATAGAATTAGAGTATAACAAAAATTACATTAAATATAAAAATAAATATAAACATTTAAAAAATCATTTTTATATAACTTGCATTAAAAATTGAAATTTATATAAATTGTATAATGATATCATAAAGTATATAGGATGGTTCAATTATTGAAACGAGAACAAATACAAAAAATTAAATCTAACTCTACATTGTCAGAAAAAGAGAAAAACATAAAAATACAACAATTGATGTCAAATAATTATTTGATATCAAATATAAAAAGAAAATCTAATGAAAACAAAACATGTTAACATTATACAAAGAAATGTTCAAGATTTGTTTTTGAATGTTGTGATATTATTGATCCTTGTAAGCGTTGCCATATGGAAAGAGAGTATTGTGAACATGTAAATATTAAAGTAAAAGAAATAATGTGCAATGAATGTGGGCTTAAACAACAACCCCAATCAGATTGTGGAGGTTGTGGTATCAGATTTAATAAATCATATTGTGGGATATGTTATGTTTGAACAGATAAAGATATCTTCCATTGTGTAGATTGTGGAATTTGTAAAGTTGGAAGCATAGATACTTTAACACATTGTTTTGATTGTGCGCAATGTTTTTCCAAAGATATCCAACATGTATGTACTAAAAAAAATTATAAGGAAGGTATATGTGTTGTATGTTCTGAAACAACATATAATTCACAATCAAATTCGGTTCTTCTTCCATGTTTCCAATTTTATTTATTCAAAATGTCTTGATGAATATATAGTCAAATCCAACTATAAATGTCCTCATTGTAAAAAATCAATATGTGATATAAGTGCTCAATGGAATTTTATTCGCTCTCAAATAAAATTACATCCTATACCAAATGGTATGATACCAATTGAAATTAATGACATTATTGATACTCCAATGGGTAAATTTCAAGTTATAAAAATCAATAATGAAAACAATACAACAATGTATGAAGGTAAATTTGTTAATTGGTTTATTAACAAAGAACAAACAAAAAATGTTATCGGTATATTAAATTCAAAATTTGTAAAAAAAAATCTATACAAAGAAATTCATTGTAATGATTGTGAAAAAAAATCCACTTCTCAGTTTCACTTTTATGGATTAGAATGTGGGGTGTGTGGAAGTTTTAATACACAAGAAAGATTTTTTTATTTTATAGAAAAAAATTGTTTAATTCTTAAAATTTATTTTAATCTTATAACATAATAAATTAATATATTCAATTTAAAAAAAAAATTAAAAATAAATTTTATTGATTATCAATATTATATACATATATTTACATATATAAACATAAATACAAACAAATGTCTTCACGCAAAGTAACTCAAGTTTATAAACAAATTAAGCCAATAATTCAAGATTCAAATCCTGAATTAGTTGCAAAATTGGATGAATAAATTGACTCTTTATGGAATATTGCACCAGAAATATTGATAAGTGGTCAGGCATTGATTCCATTTCTAAATATATTAAATTCACATTATAATAATATTACTTTGGATAAAATTAAAATAATAAGTTCAATACTTGAAAATAAAAAAAATTAATAGGTGAAAAATTATTTATATAAATTATTAATTATTATTAATAATTCACATACTCAAGCATAAATTATTTTTATATATATATTATAATGTCAACAAATTATAAAACATTTGATCCAAATACCTCAACATATAAAGATTTAAGTGATATATTTTTATCTATTACATTAGGTACACCAAGTAGCATAACTACAAATTATAAAATATCAAATGGAAATGACTTAAATATGATATTTGCATCTATAAATAGTTCAGGTGGTCAAGATATTGGTTTTGATACGGGATATGATGTTAGTGGAACAGATTTAAGATACATATTTGCTTCCATAAATTCAAAACAATTATTTAATTCAACAAGTGGTTTAATAATAACAAGTCCTGATAATTATAAAACTGGTACATTGGCAAATAATTTTTATTTACCGACTGGATATACATATTTTAATTTTGCTATTTATGGTGGTGGTGGGAATGGTGCTCAACCAGATAGTTCTTCACCAAGTAGTGGATATGGAACAGGAGGAGGTGGTGCTGGTGCGTACATTAAATCAATACAAATACCATATTCAAATTCTGGTAATACAATCACAAATATCACATATGGTATAAGTGGTGGTGGTCAATATAGAAATAATAGTTACATTGTTGTAAATTATAATAATTCAACTTTAATAAATTTACAAGCAGGACAAGGTTATACAACTGTTTTAAATCAAGGAACTGTTGGGTCCGAAGGAGGTACTACTTCAATTTCAAACACTACAAGTTTTTATAATTCAACAAATATAACACAGGTTAATGGTTCAAAAGGAGGAAACCAAGGAGAAAATGGCACAACAAATGGATATACATCAAGTGGGTCAGGAAATAATGGTGGTGCATCAGCACCTGTAGGTAATCCTCCTACTGCTTCAAATACTTATAATACTCCTGATGGTGAATCATATATTATAAATAGTTCTGGTGGTGGAAAAAGTCAGGTAGTTTCAGGATATGGTGCTGGAGGAGCAGCAACAATAGCTAATTATAATAACAATGCTAGTGCTTATAGAACTGGTTCTGTTGGTTGTATAGTATATTGGTTATCATGAATAAACTATTTTATGATTAAATAACATTTGTAAATTGTAATTTAATTAATATTTATTACTGAATAATAAATCCATTCTAAAAAGTTCATCCATAACCATAATTCTCCCATGTATCTATTATAAATTATTTTTTTCATTAATATTTTAAGAAATATTAAAATATAAATATTTATCCGAAAGTATTTTCTTTGGAATATTGTACATATAAAATCCATCAGGTTTTCTTAAATATTCATAAATATGTCCGTAAAACCAGCAACAATTTGATTATTAGAAAAAAACATATATCATCTTCAGGTCTCATTGTTTTTCTAATAATATACATAAATTGTCCCATAGTAAGAACAAAAGGTACTAAATTTTTATCAATATCCGATAAATCACTTTAATGTATAACTTTTTCACAAATAACAGGTCTTCTATAAGAATATTTATCGAGGTGAAACAAGTCTACTTTAAAAGCTAAATTCTCGTTTAAAATCATATCTATAAGACCATATTTATTTATTTAATCATACTAACAATGTTTGTATACCAAGGTGATTCGTGAATAAAAAGACTCCATTTAGCAGTAAAGATAAGAATCCAACCAAATAAGAAAAATAAAAGTGCAGTTTCTTCATTAATTGGTTTTTTAGAAAAACGAGGATTAAAATGATAGATAAGAAGAACAGCCATAGAAACAATAAAAATAAATTCAGTGCGTTCCTTCCAATAAAGTAATTTAGGATCTATTTTTTTAGCTTTGGAACTTGTTGAATGAGAAAGAATAACATGTCCGATAGCGGAAACTATGAATACAATCTTAATTAAAATAATAAAAAATATAAAATAATCTAACAAAGTTTCTAGTTTAATTAGCATTATATAGTATTATTAGAAAAGTTTATTTTAGTATTAGTTCTATTTGTTAGTTTGTTCCTTTTAGATGATGGGTAGAATAACTTAAATTATTAATAGCACTACTAATTACAGTAGCTTTAAAGTTTTTTCTACATCTATCGCATTGTCTAAATGAACCTCCATCATTCATTAATGTTCTAGATGATGGATTTTTACAATAAATACAAGTAGCACTGTATTGAATTGTTCCACCATAAGTATTTGAATTAGTATGATGTATTTTATATGCTTCTTCTAAAGGTGTATAATTCATTATATATCTATTTAAAAAAAATGTAGAGTAAAAACAAAAAGTTTGGTATAATATTTTATCAAAAGTATATATAATGCCTTGTTCAATAACGTGTATTATGGGCGTTGCTTTAATAATAGCAATGTTCTATTTTCAAAACGCAACATTTAAAAGTAAAATAG